TTAGAGCTATGAGATATTCAAGAGAAAAAATAAAAGAACTAACAGGCATTGAAATAAAGGGCGATTTCGGATATGTACAAGTGTTGGAAGAAAAACAATACAAGTCGATTCGACAGAACGCCCTTTTTCATAGTCTGTTAATGTGCTTTTGGGAGTCAAAGCTAAGCAGTTTTGATTCCTATGATGAAATGCGTAATCATTATAAAAGGATAGCTCACTTATGCGATGTTAAATGGGAAAATAATCTAAAAGACACTACCAAACAAATCCTCTGGAGAGCAATTAAGCTTCTTCCATTGCCAAAGTCTGAACTTGACGAGATTATAGAATTAATCAAGGGCAGAGTGATAACTTGGCGAAGCTGGGCGGATTGTTCTAAAGAGATGGCTAGTATAGTCTTAGACCAGTTAATAAGTGATATGATAAACGCAGGTGTTAATTCTAGTAAATTTGAATCTATAATGAGGGAGATAGATGAACAAAGACTTAGATAGACTTGTACAACAGTTATGTATAGGCAAGAGGTGTGCTATCTGTAAAGGGCAAGCTACTGAGATACATCATATTATAGGAAGAGCAAACAAGTTTCTAAGATATGACCCGAATAACCTATTGCCTGTATGCCATAGCTGCCATTGCAAGATACACGATAAAGGACTAGATCCTTTTGAGTATATATCCCCTGAAAGAGCTGGAATACTAAAACGCTTAAAGAACAAATCGTATAGGGATATATTAACCTTTGAATTACAGATGTCAGAAGAGGAGTTTTTAAGAAAATGTCGGAACTATATAAAAGAGTTGTTATCTCAATGAAAATTCCCAAGAAAATATCTACAAATAGGATATATGAGGGAGTGCATTGGAGTCAGCGAGCAAAAGATAAGGATTTATTCCTTTGGGAGTTTTTGACAATAGCAAACAAGATTCCTGAAATAGAAAGCTGCGACTTAACTTTTGATTATGAGTTTAAGTCAAGACCTTTAGACTGTGACAACTGCTCTTATATGACTAAGCTTATTATTGATTGTTTAAGACACTACCATAAAATAAAAGATGATACACCAAATATAGTAAAATCAATAAAAATAACTTCTAAAAAAGGAGATGCGGATAAAGTGAAAATTTTAATTGATTTTTAACTTTTGCATATTAATATAATAGATGCGATTGGATAGTTTAACAGATGGGTGCAGTTTTTAGCTGTATCCAGTCGCAAAAAAAACCGAGAGGTTTCTGCACCCGCCTTTTATGAAAGACGACTGGAAATGAGCAATTTAGCGTGTAGAATATTTAAAGAGCAGTTAGACTTGCTTCTATCCTTGCCAAACCAAGAGGAAGCAAAAACTGTGTTATATCAAGCAGTTATAAATTCTTTCAATCAATTTGAATATCAAAATGAAAATCAAATTGAAAATCAAATTGAAAATCAAAATGAAAACGCATATGTATCTGTATCTGTATCTGAATTAAGTAAATCTATATTAAATTTATTATCTAAGAATATAGTATGGAAAGAATTTAGTAATAACTATGGTGGGAAAAGAGAAAAAGCAGGAAGACCTAAAAAAACAAAACCGATTCAAAAGCCAAGAGAGAGAAAAGAAAAAGAAAGAGTTGTTTCTGATGATTGGACACCAAAAGACAGCACAATAGAAAAACTTGAGGAAAGAAACTTGGATTCAGAAAAGGTTATTCAAAAATTTATCCTGTCTTGCCAAGCAAAAAACAGAAAATATATTGATTTTGATAAAGCCATTCTTTCTTGGAATTGGGAAAATGATAAAGGTGTTCAAAAAGCAACAAAGGAGTGGACAATATGATAGATGTATTGAAAGTACAGAAATATCTCGCTGATATGTATTCAGAAAAAGACGTAACGGAAGAAGAGATTAAAAAGCTTCTTGAACAATACCCTGAAAGAGCTAAACTCTGGGAAGAAGAATTTAAGGACAATACAACAGAAGAAGTCCTTATAGCTATAAGGGACTATTGGAAGTATAAAGACAGCAAGGTAAAACCAAAGATTGTTCATATAAAAGCTATGATGACTGCGAAAGATGAGTATATAGAACCACAAAAAGACTACTCAGAGCTTGCAAAAGCTGCCGAAAGAACAATGGAAGAGTTAAGAAAGAAAGCGGAGGCTAGATATGGAAATTAAGGAGCTTGAAAACAAAATCATCAATGCTGATTGCTTGGATATATTAAAACAGCTTCCCGATAAGTGCGTTGATTTAGTTCTAACAGACCCACCGTATGGAACAACAGCTTGTAGTTGGGATAAAATAATTCCTTTTAATGAATTATGGAAACAGATAGAACGCATTAGAAAAGATGATTGTGCTGTTGTTTTATTTGGACAAGAGCCGTTTAGTAGTTATTTAAGAATAAGTAATATTAAAGAGTATAAATATGATTGGATTTGGGAAAAGCAAAAAGCTAGTAATTTTATGTCAATGAAGAAACAACCTGCAAGATATCACGAGTTAATATCTGTTTTTTACAAACATAAATATTTTCCTATAATGTGGGAGGTAGAAAAAAAGATAATAGAAAAACAATAAATAATCCTAAAACAAATAAAGAATGTCATTTAGGAAATGTTGTAAGAATAAGAAATGCCGATAATGGGATGCGATACCCTAAATCAATTATCAAAATAAATAAATCAATAAATGGGAATATACACCCGACACAAAAGCCTGTAGAACTTTTGGAATATTTAATAAAAACATACACATTAAAAAACCAAATTGTGCTTGATTTTACGGGCGGAAGCGGAAGTCTTGCTATTGCTTGCGTAAAAACAAACCGGCGATTTATCTGCATAGAAAAAGACAAAGAATATTATGAGGCAAGCGTTAAGAGATTAGAAGATGCACAGAAACAACTAACATTATTTTGAGGTAAATGATGATAAACGATATACTAAATAAATACGGTTTTACGATGCACGATATACGCTCAAGACGTAGAAATTCAAAACTAATAGAATGTAAAAGAGAAATAGCATTATATCTAAGAAACAAAGGACTATCCTATCCAAAAATAGGGCTTATTATGGGCAAAGACCATACTTCTGTAATGAATTTATTAAAAGTCTTGGGAAAAAATAAAAAAAATAAAAAAAACTATTGACATAATATTTTTTATGAATTATATTGTACTCAGATAAACAAAAAAGGAGCAGAAAAAATGATTAATTACAAAGAAAAAGCAGATAAATTATTTGAGTGGTTTGAGAATAATAAATTTGAAAGAGAGGACAGAAGTGTTTCTAGAGATTTTGAAATTGTTTGTGCTTATAGTGATTGGCTTGATACTTTGGAAAAAGGCGATGTTGCGGAAATGACAGGCTTATATACAGACTTCAAAGACCCAGATGATGCAGAAAAAGAAGAAACAAAGTTGATGACTTACATTAGAAAAGGAATTGATAAATATTTAGGAAACCCAGTTGAAGAATTAATCAACAAATTACAAGGAGCAGAATAATGGATGAAACAGCATACGATTTAAGAAACTCTTTTGAAAAATTTATAGAAAGGCAAGTAGAGTTTTACAGACAATATGGAATAGATGAAGCACACGCAACAGTGCAAGCAAGAAGAGATTTGGAACAGCATATTGATTCTTTACCTGTTGCAATATCTAAAAAGTTAAATGAAATTTACAAACAAATATAGGGGCAGACAATGATAAAGGAATTAGGTTTTACAAAATTAGCTTTGATGATGATTGGAGCTGTAGTAGTAGATTTTATGTTCTTAATCGTTTTATGGATGTTGCCGTGATATATGCATTGATTTTAATAGCATTAGTTATAATTTATGAGGGGGTTGGTAATAAACCTTGTAAGGGAGACCACATAAAATTTAAACCCAAAAACCAACGCCCTCGCCTGAAAGGAAAGAAAAAATGAATAACGAACCGGACTATAAAGAAAATCTTGTGTTTGAGCCAAAATTAACCTTTGAACAGCTTTGCGAGTGGGTTGGAGATAGAGCAGAGCTGGGATATTTCAAGAGTTGGTTTGATATGGAAAATAATGATGCAAGATTCACATTTTATAACAGCGGAGATGTTGTTGTTAATGGTATAACCATAGCAGAATTAAGAACACCATCACAGATGAAAACAATAATTGAAGCATTATGGGGGTAGATATGATAAAACTGAATGTAAACACTACAAGACGAATTTAGATAAATTAGCAGAAGTTTATGTTATTGATGAGGAGTTAAAACAAGATGACTGATTTAATGCATTATGAAAAAGGTTGTTCACCGTCTGCAATACAGCGTAAATATAGCTTAACTTACGTGCAGGGATATGAGCTTGCTGAAAGTCTTAAAAAGACACAAGAGCTAGAGTTGGAAGTAAGAAGAGAAAACGCACAGCTCAAAGAACTGCTGAAAGAGTGCAGAGAACATTTTATAACTTACAAGAGAGATGACATAGATAAAGGATATGTTGTTTATGACGGTTCATATCTCATAGCCAAAATCAACCAAGAATTAGGAGAACCTAAATGACTGATAGATTTAAGTTTAGAGTTTGGGATAAAGAGCGTAAGTGTTTCTTCAATGATGACGAAGTGGTTATTTATCCAAACGGAGAAGAAAGTTTTTTCAATGCGGATTATGATTTTACCGAATGTGTAGTTGAACAATGCACAGGCTTAGAGGATAAGAATGGCAAGCTGATTTATGAGGGTGATATTGTAAAAATATATGCAAAAAACAGGTATGCTTACGGAATTTACCAAATTAAATACGACTGTGACGATTGTGAGTACGATATGTTAGATGAAAAAGGTAATTTTATTTATCAACTACAAAATGATAAAACCAAATATATTGAAGTTATCGGAAATATCCACGAGAACGCTGATTTGCTAGGAGAAGATAAATGAAGTCCAAAGTAGAATTGTTGCCTAATATGGAAGATACAAAATATTGGAATAACCCACCAGAAGCAAATGTTTGCTCAAAATGTGGTTCTCCTGCTCTTTTAGGTGGAACTACTTGGTTTGAGTGGTGGCAACACTTTATTGCTTGTTCTAATGAAATGTGTTCTGAATATTATAATAGAATAAATTCAGGTATGACACCTATTGAAGATATAATTAAATTATGGAATGAAAGAAATCCAGACAAGACAAGAACTTATAAAGGAAACCACCATATTGACAATTAAAAATAATTATGTTACAAATACTTAGAGGTTTGGAAATGTACGAGATTGACCTGATGCACGCAAGGCTTAATATATCTCTGAAAGATTTATGGCTTATCTCTTACAAGAAAGCCAAGAGTCAAACACCGACCAGACTACCAGAGGAAAGCAAAGAACAATATTACAGAGATTTGGGCATCAGCACTCTATTTGAATTTTCAGAACAAGTAAAACATAAAGCAGAAGAACTTACAAGGACAGCGATTGATGAAGATAGGTGATAATATTTACTATTTGGACTTCAAAGACTACTGTGTAAAACAAGGTCTTTTATATTCAGCACAGCCAACGACAACAGGTTATTTAGCATACACAATCATAAATGGAAAGCCGGAGCAAAAAGAGGCTGTTATTTGCTTTGACACAGAAGCAGAAGCTCTTGAGGCTTTTGAAAAATTATCCCCTCTTGCTAAGGAAATAGAAACACTTGCTAAGGAAGCTCAAGCTAAAATTGATGCCTTGAGATTGCAACTACTCGGTGAACCTACATTAAAGGAGTTAATTAAATGAAAAATGAATTTGGTGCAATGAAGACGGTTAGAGATTTAATCCTAAGAGGTTATGGCTACAATCAGATGTTAGATAAAGCAGAACTCTCTGAAGAGGATTTAATAAAGTTATGCACAAGCTATTCAGATTTTAACAATGAGATTATCAAACGCTATCAAAGAGACTTAGCTTTACAAAAAGTAAAAGAACCTGTAAGTGAGCCTGTAAAAGAAGAAAAACCTCAAGAAAACAATGAGTTAGACGAGCTAAAGGCAAAGGCAAAAGCTGCTGGCATTAAGAACTGGTATAATAAGAAAGCAGACACTCTCAAGAAAGAACTTGCTGAACTAAACTAGTGGGGAAAAGTATGGGCTTTGAGAAAGGACACAAGAAGCTAGGCGGAAGAGAAGTCGGAACTCCTAATAAGGCAACTGGAGACATCAAACAGATGATTCGTGATGCCTTGTCTGAAGTCGGTGGTGTTGACTACTTAAAGACACAAGCAAAACAAAATCCTACTGCTTTTCTTGGTTTAATTAAGTCCATAGTACCGAGAGATGTGAATGTAGGTGGACAGACAGATAACGAACTTATCATTAAAATAAAAGGGTTAGGCGGTGGAGATTGAACTCCCAATATTAAAACTAAGAGATTATCAAGAGCGAATTTGGAATCACCTAATAAAGAATGATACCAAACGAGCTTTTATCCTTATGCATAGACGAGCTGGTAAAGATGTTTTCTGTATACAGTATTGTTTTGCACAAGCCTTGAGAGAAAAAGGGAACTACTGGTATTTACTCCCTCAACAGAACCAAGTTAGGCGGTCAATTTGGGAGGGTATAACCTCAGGCGGTGTAAAGTATATGAGTTTAATGCCTGAACAGGTAGTTGAGAAACAATCCGAACAAGATATGAAACTTTACTTAAAGAATGGAAGTATTATCTCGTTTTTGGGTGGTGATAGGTATGATTCTTTGGTCGGTGCCGGTATTAAAGGGTGTGTAGTATCTGAGTATGCCTTACAGCATCCGAATTTGTATGACCTTGTTTTAGAGCCTATGTTGAGAGAATCAAAAGGCTGGTGTTTGTTTAATACAACCCCTCGTGGGCATAACCACGCTGAAGATATGTTTAACTTCTTAACAAGGGAAATGAACGAGGGCAGAAGTGCCTATACTTGCAAATTAACCATCGATGATACAGGCGGAGTTGTAACCCCTGAGGATATAGATGAGGAACGCCGGAGAGGAAAGCCTGAGGAACTTATCCAACAAGAATATTATTGCTCTTTTGCTGGTGCTATTTATGGCTCATATTATGCAGATATGCTAGATAACTGTCCTATGGGCGATTATCCTTACGATGAAAGATACCCTGTCCATACAATGTGGGACTTGGGTGTATCTGATTCAATGGCTATTTGGTGGGTGCAGTTTATTGAGGGAACAATCCGAGTAATAGACTACTATGAGAATCACACATACGGCTTAGGTCATTATGCTGGAATTGTTTTAGATAAGAAATACCGTTATGCAGGGCATCATTTGCCACACGATGGCACACATAGGCAATTAACCCTTGATGAAAAGGCAATATCTATTCAAAATCAATTAAATAGATTAGGTTTAGAGAATATTGATATAATCCCAAGAACGACTGATGTATATGCAGATATTCAAGCCGTAAGAGGTTTATTGCCTATTTGTAGATTTGATAACAAGTGTAAGGTAGGGTATAACTGCTTGAGAGACTATCGGAGAGAGTATGACGATAAGAACAGATGCTTTAAGCCTACTCCTTTGCACGATTACACTTCGCACGGTGCGGATTCATTTAGAATTTTGCCTTATATTTATCAAAAGGCTACTAAAAAAGTTGATTACAAAGCGAGGTTATGGAATGGTAACGGCTGGTAAACTAACTGAGGAAGACATAGACTACTGGGTTCCTATTGTAAATGAGGAATATGGTCTATCTGACAAGAATCACATAACAAGAGAATGGTTTTATCGAATGATGCCTGCTTTGGAGATAATTCAAGATGACAAGCATTACATTTGTTTTGTGAGGACTTGGGGAATATGGGGAGACAATGAACTGACTATAATAAGTTTATACATTAAACCCGAGTATAGAACGCTTGGAATGATAAGACAAACACAGCGTGAAATACTAGAGCTTGCAAAATCAAAAAATATAAGATATATTTATCAAGGAAGTCATCTTAACAAAAAGTATGACAAATTGTTACAAACCTTAGGATATAAACAACAAGTTTTTAGATTGGAGATATAAAATGGGTGGCGGTGGCGGAATAGTCGGAGCTGTTACGGGAGCTGTTACAGGAACTGTAACTGGCGGTCCCGTAGGGTTTTTCACGGGTGCTGCTGAGGGATATTCTTCTGGCAAAGCACAAAGCAAAGCAAACAAGTTACAAAAACAGCAACAAGCATTACAAGCATCTATCATTGGTAAACAGAAGTCTGAAGCTCTTGAGGCTCGCAAGAATCAAATTGCTCAGATGAGAGAGCAAATCGGAACTGGCGGATATTCTACAAGAGCAACCTCTGAAAAAGGAATTGTAGGCTCAATTAAACAAGACACATTGGGGTAAGATATGAAACCTGAAACATTAATAAAACGTTACGGTATAGCGCAACCGAAAAGAGATAATTTTAAGACCTTGTATAAAAAGGTCTATGATTATATTCTGCCTGATAAATATACACAAATTGAAGATGAAGTCTTAGAGGGACAAAGAAACAGAATAGATTTATATACATCTGTTCCTGAACAATCGGCAGACCATTTTGTTCAAAGGTTACAGAGCGCATTAACACCAGTAAACCAAGACTGGATAGCCTTTGAAGCAGGCTTTGCTTATACTGCTGGCGATAGAGATGCAACAGAGATTAACAAAAATCTTGAGAAAATCGCTCACATTTGTAACGTTTTCAAAGATGTTTCAAACTTTGATAGTGAAATTACCTCTTTTTACTATGATTTAATACCGGGAACGGCTTATTTGATGATTACAGAGGGAGAGCCTGACAATCCTCTTATCTTTAAGACCATACCATTTAAGGAGATGGTTATTGAAGAGGGTATTGATGGGACACCAGACCACTTCTATCGTGAATTTAAGATGAAAGCAGAACTTGTCAAAGAGCAATGGAAAGATGCTAAGTTTGAATACGAAGAGCAAAAAGCACAAGAAGAGGTAGAACTCTTAGAGTGTACTTATTTAGAGAAAAAGTCTTGGATTTACCAAGTTATTGAAAAGAAAGACTGTAAGGTAATTGTTGAGAAGAAGTTTAGGTCTTGTCCGTTTATTGCTTTGAGATGGACAAAGGCTTCTGGTGAAACTTATGGTCGTGGATGCGGTTTAAAAGCCTTATCAGATGTAAGAACATTAAATAAAATTACAGAGTACGGATTGAGAGCATTAGGCTTGACTGTTCCAGTATTTACAGCTTCGACTGATGGTGGTTATGACCCTGCAAACTTTAAGGTATTTCCGGGAGCTGTAAACCCTGTTCCGAGCAATATGAGTAATAATCCTACTATCCAACAGTTGCAAGTATCACAGCAAGTAGATTTACAACAGTATAACGCTACTCAGTTAGAGATGAATATTAAGAAGAATATGTTTGATACGACTATTCCTAACGACCCGACAAAGATGACAGCGACAGAGATTAACCAAAGAGCCGGAGAGCTGATGGAGCAGTTAAACAATGCCTTTGGTAGATTGATTAACGAGTTTTTATACCCATTGGTAAAGAGAATTGTTGAAATACTACAGAACTTTGGATATATTGACTCTGGGTTTGATATTCATAGATTTAATGGCTTTGGATTCAAGATTAAGATTAACACAGCCTTGTCGAATCAGCAGAAGTACAAAGAATTACAGAATAATTTACAGTTTATTCAGATGGCTGCTTCTGTTGACCCGACTTTCCAGTTTATTGGTAAAGTGGTTAAGATGGAAGACTTGGCAGTCGAAATTGCAAAATTAAGTGGTGTTGACTACAAGTTTATTCGTACAGCTGATGAGATAAGAGCCTTAGAACAACAAGAGGCTGCAAATATCCAAGCTCAAAACCAACAAAATATGGCAGACCAAGTTGCAATGAGTAACGCTATTGAACAAGGCAAGGCTGATGCAAAACGAAATAGTGAAGTGCTATAAGAATATATTTTCTACTGATGCAGGGCAAAGAGTACTAGAAGACCTTGAGAAAGTATGTAAGTTTACGCCTAACACTCAAGACAGCAACGATGTATTTCTTCGGTTAGGCAAAATTGAGTTGTTGAAATACATCAAATCAATATTGGAGAAAGATAATGAGTGAAGAAGCATTGACCGATGGAATGGATACAGGGGAGCAGGAAGAAACTGAAACCCCTGCAATTCCTGAGGGATTTGATGAAAACTTATACGATGTAGAAACACAATCTCTTCGTATGGATAAAGTAAAAGAACGCTTAGACAATGATGCTAAGGAAATTGAAAACTTCAAAAAACAAGCCTTAGATATGAGAAGAAAACTATCTAAAGGTGTTGAAGTTCCTGATAGTGTTGAGAAGTACGAGTATGTACCCGACCAGAAGTATGATAAGTTTGTCTTGAATGAGGACTCTCTCGAGGGACAGCATATCAAGGAAGTGATGGGTGTATTATCTCAATTCTGCTTGGATAATGGCTTATCTTTGGAAGCAAGTAAAAACTTAAAGTCTTTGGCTTTAGGGTATATGGAAGATGTCCATATTTTAGATACTCGCTCCGAAGATGAAATCAAAAAGGACAAAGCCGAAGCCTTAGAAAAGCAGAGAAAGATTCTTGGCGATGAAGCTGAGAGCATTATTAAAGATAACGTAGATTTTTATAAGTCTTATGGTTTCTTTGATAAGGACGAAAGAGAATATATTTTGTCCCAGCTTGGGGTATCAGGGCAAGCCAACAAGATTTATAACAAATTTATGAAACTCTTTAATACAACATCTAGCATAGATATACCTCAAACAAGTAATGTAGATTCAAGTATTGAGGCATTAAAGAACGAGTATTATGACGAGAAAACCTCAGATAGACGGCGAGAACAGATTATTAAAAAAGCCGCCGAAGAGGGCTGGCAGTTCTAAAGTAAAGCTCCCCTTGACAATCGAGGGGAGTTTTATTATTATATACTCAGGTTTGGATAAAACCTCTTTTTAGGGCTTTATCGGATTTATCCGACCCCTGTATGAAGAGCCTTATTTTTGAAAATCCTATTTTATGTTCAACTTTTAATGGGATTAAAAAAATGTCAAGACACATTAGTAATGTTTTTCAGCTCGCTTATGATGCTGAAGTAAAGCGTGCTTACGGACAAAAACGTTCGTTGGCAGGCACAACTCGTGAAAAATCTGTGGAAGATGCAAAATCTGTATATTTCCGCAAAAAAGGTAAAGGTATGGCTACTTTACACCAGCCGGGTGCTGATGTTCGTGCTATGAACGTTGAGTACAATCAAGTTCTTTGTAACTTGCAAGACTGGGAAGCCAAAGATTATGTTGATAAGTTCGATGCTTTGAAGTTCAACTTCTCTGAAGCAAAAGAATTGGCTGAAGTTGCTTCTGATGCTTTGGGACTTCGTATGGACCAGATTATTATCGATGCATTGGCTTCAGGTTATGATTCTTCAAATATGAAAGTCGGTACAACTCAGACAGCTTTAACAATTGCTACATTGTTGAAAGCAAAGACAAAATTGAACGACAATGGTGTCGAAAATCGTAATTTGACCTTCATTCATACTCCGAAGATGTTGGAAGATTTGTTGGGTACAACTCAAGTAACTTCTTCTGACTACAACTCAGTAAAAGCTTTGGTAAATGGTGAATTAAATACTTTCTTAGGTATGAAGTTCATTATGATTGCTCCTCGTTCTGAGGGCGGTTTACCTGCTGGTTCTAACACAGGCGACTTCATTGGCTTTATTTATCATAAAGACGCTGTTGGTTTCGCTCTGGGGCAGAACATCGAAACTCGTATGGATTACATCGCTGAGAAGTCTGCTTACCTCGTAGGTGGTGATTTCTCTGCTGGTGCCGTTGTTATTGATGACAAAGGTGTCGTTGGTGTATTGGCTGGCGTAGCTTAATAAGGAGAAAAGAAATGGCTTTTAAAGAACAAAATTTGTCTTGTATTTCAAACAATGCAAAAATCGGTGTAATTCCGGCTTTGTGGATGTTTTGGAATGAAGCTAATGATACTGTAACAACTGCTGGTTATATTCCGGCTAATTACGGTATGAAAGCAAAAGACCAAGTTATCGTTGTTGATAACGATGGTGGCAATGCTGTTTGGTACAATGCAACTGTATCAAGTGGTGTAATCACTTTAGTTGCAAACGCCTAACTTGCAGCTGAGAGGGGAGGGTTTCGGCTCTCCCCTAACCCTTAAAGGATAAGTAAATGGATAAGAATGATATAAAATATTTAATGTTATCTTCTCTGGGTTATGTAGAAAGACCCGACTTTGTTCAAACAGATGATAATGGAGTCAAGATAGTAAATGCACAATACGAGCATATACTATCTTTATGTATTTCTAAGTATAAGTGGAATTTCTTTACTGCTCAGGCAGAATTAACAGCTACTGACAATACAGGTAAATTTAAGTATAAATACGAATTGCCTGAAGACTTAGAGTTCTTAAACAATGCTTATTCTGATGAATATAATATAGTTTTGCCAAAGTTTGAGATGTATCGTGGTTATTTATATACGGACTCTCCGACTTGCTTTATTGATTATAGAAAGAAAGTTTGTGAAGAAAATTTAGCTCCTTATTTTGTAGAGTTTATGAGACTACAAGGAGCATTTATGATGTGTCATCAAATAACGGGTGATACTCAATTAGAACAGGCTTTGTATGCAAAAGCTCAACAAGCCTTTATTGATGCACAAGCGGCTGATAATTTACAGAAACCGATTAAAGTAATGAATTGTGGTGTGTTTGCTGATGTAAGGAACTGGTAATGCGTTCGACACAAAAAAAGATTAAGTTTTCAAAAGGGCAGATAGCTCCTGAATTAGTAGAAAGAACAGACTTAGAATTATTTAACAGCTCAGCTCAAGAGATTAAAAACCTAGTTTCGACAGTTTACGGAGGTGTAAGAACTCGTAGAGGAACAAAATACACCTCTGATATTTATTCTTCTACCACAACAGGAACAGTAACAAATAATATTGGTGGTACAGATTCTTATATCCAAGATTTAACAAATACCTTTGATAGTGGCGATATAGGAAACGTAAGAGATTTAATGACTATCGACTATGGCTCTTTGGTAGTTGGTGGCAAATTCACAGTAAAGAACATAAAAACAGACTTTTTAAGCTTGATAAAAGCAACCTCTGATACAACTTATACAACAGAATTAGATGATTTAAGTATCGATTGCGTAGCCTCTAAAGGTTATGGAACTTATGGCGGCAATGGTGGCAGAGTGCAATGTAACTTAAACGTACCATCAGGGACAGATTTAACATTAACAGTCGGAGCTGTACCAACATCTGAAGTAAATTCGGCTGAATACAATGCTTCTGATATTAGAATTGGTGGCAATACTTATGATGACAGAGTTATTGTAGCAGGAGGTGGCGGCGCCGGATTAGGAAACAACACTTGGTATGGAACTGGTGGTGCAGGTGGTGGATTAACTGGCGAAACAGCAAGTGGTGTTGCTTATCAAGCTGGCGGTTTTGGTGGTACACAATCAGCTGGTGGTTCTGCTTCGTATGGTACAGGTGGATACCCAGACGGATGGGCTGGAGGTTCTGCTGGTACTCTTGGAATGGGAGGAGCTGGTGGTGTTGGTTCGTTTTACGGGGTTACTCTCAGAGCTGGTGCAGGTGGTGCAGGCTACTATGGTGG